CAGTGGACGCGATGGTATGCGTCCGCGCTTGGGTAGGTGGCACCCATAACCCGCCGGCGTTCCAGACATCCTCGGGGACCGTGGCGGTGTCGATGTCGGCGTTCGCACCGAACTTACGGAGGAGTGAGGCATTGGCGTATGCCCCCAGCGCGATGCTTACCGGCTCTGTTTTCCAGCCGTCAGGGTCGGTACCTGCGCCCGAAACAACCGTTACCGGCAAAGGTTTCGCATCGTCGGCAAAACGTACAAAGCTCATGGTGTTCCTCTCCAACGCCGACGTGGTTTATCGGGTTCAGGGGCGTGTCGCCCTTTAGGGTCGTATTCTACATGGATATGTGGTACCCGGTCCGCGTACCGCGGATCCCGGGATGCAGGGCCTTCGACAATGACATCGAAGTCCTCGCCCAACCTCGTACGGAGCTCGTCCGCGTAATTGTGTTGGTTCTGTGCCGAGTCCAAGTACCATACGCGGATGTCCATCGCTTCCCCGGTCTCGTGCTTACTCGAGCCGCCGGGGGTTTTCGGGCGGCGTCCGGACGTGATGACGAGGTCTTTGTTCGTCATCTCTACATGCAGAGCGCGGGCGACCTCGCGGGCCATCCACATCGCGGGGTGCATGTCCTGCCAACCTGCGTCGCTGAACTCAGTCACTGGACTCGCTCCTCCGATTTCAATGAAGACAGGACGCCGGGGACCGTCTTCTCGAACGAGCGGCCGATCACGTAACCCCCGAGTCCCAGCTTCAGTAGCGGCCACATGGGTTCCGGGACTGGAGCCGTCAACCCAAGCTGCGATAGCACGATCATGACGAGGAACGTCAGCATCGTGATCGGACGCCACATGGACGTCAACGGATGCGTGCTCTTAGCTTCCGCCACGATAATGTTCGACTGCATCTCCGCCATCTTGGCTTGGGCCTGAATGACTTCTGTTACGACGCCCGTCTGGATCTGAAGCAGGGCAGTCTTGAGTTGGAGCTTCTCCTCGTCGCTTGTATGGAGATCATCCACGAGGCCGAACGCGCCTCCTAGGATGTCACCTACTTTGGCTAGGATATTCATCATAGCAAACTCTCTTTTGGGATGAGCCGAAAATGCCCGACCATAGCGATGCCCATCGGCCCGTCTGATGTCTCGGTGACGACCGGCTTGTACAGGTAGCTCCAGTCGCGTCCATCTTTGTCCGTGATGACTCCACGCGACATCTTCATCTCACCGATCACACGACGTATGATCGGGTCGATCACGCAGGCTAGACCAGGGAACAGGTCTGCCGGCTTGCGCCCCATGTGGTCTTCCATGCCGAGCCCGTTCATGCGAGCGCCCGCCTCGTTGACGTAGAGATACCGACCAGCCGCGTCGATGACCGCTAGCCCTGACTGGTCGTCACCGACAAGCCGGCGAAGCTCGTCGTGCTCTGCGCGCAGCGCCGTGAACTCCAACATCAATTGGTCTAACGCAGCCTCCGCGGCGTCGGCCCGCGCCACCGCCTCGTCGCGCAACGCCTCGATGCTTGCGAACCGCGCACCAACCTCGCTCTCGACCTGAATCCGAATGCGCTCCGCGAGCGCGGCACCTGCAAGCAGCTCCTCGGTGTCTGCTTCTCGCTCCGCTACACGTTGGCGGAGTTTCTCGCCTGCGACACCGCCGAACATTGCGACAGCCGCGATCAGGATAGAGGGGAGCCAGTCGGGCATTTAATTAAGGGGATCGTTGTGGTTGCCTTCGTCTTCTTCAGTCGAGATACCTGTATCGGTTCCGCCGTCCGCTCCCGGTGCTTGGACGGGGCCGGTCCACGCGGAGTATTGCCCGTTCCTGTAGTGCCGCGCCCACCACCACTCATGTCGTTCGTCACCGGTCTCGTAGATCGTCTCCCCCGGAGCAAGTAGCGCGGAGAGCTCCGACGTCGGTTCCACACTGCTCGAGCTTGAACGACCGATCTGCGTGTTGGAGTCGGCGTCCGCGTTCACCCACTGTATGCCTGTTTCTACCCGGTTAACCGTGAAGGCGGATAGGTTCGTGGGCGCACTGGCAGGTGGAGTAGTGTCCGGAACATCCGCAGCGGCAGTGCCCGCCGCGGCAGCCATCCCTACGAACGCGCCGATCATGAAGCGTCTGCGATAGCCAACGCGCCGTACCAATTAGCACCGGCGTCGCGGGTGAAGAAGGTGACGATGTCTACACCGGATGTCGTCCATGACGGTTCCGTGCCGCCGGCCCACTTCAGGTTCGCGTCCCATGTGATACCAAAGGCTCCACCGTTCGTGAGCTCCAGCACGACAAACACGCCCGTACCAGACGCAGGTTCGTTTGAGAACGTGATCGAAGTGGCTTGGTCAACCGTCGCGGAGAAACACATCGCACTGTCGAGATCCATCACGAACGCGGCGCCGGTGGCTCCGTTGGCACTGTGGGTCCACGTCTGGGTCGTCGCGGTGATCTCCCCGGTCATCGTTCCGCCGGTAGTAGGCAGCGCGGCGTCGGCGGTAGTCTTCGTGGTGTTTAGATCACCGTCGATAGCTTCAAGCGTGTTGTTGAGTTCGGTGCCCCACGTACCAGTCGAGCCACCGACCGTTGGTTGAGTCCACCCGAAAACTGTAGTAGCCATTTTGTTATCCGATCGGAGTTATGTTGCGGCGACCCATCGAGCCGCCGAACTGGTTGTCTACCGCCGCGAGGGCGTGCTGCTCGATGAGCATCTGAAGACGAGCTTCGTCACGGGCCTCTTTCTCTGGGTCTTTGAGATAAACGTGCGCCTCGACCATCGCCCCGTACAAGTAGATGTCGGGGCGCGTGTCGAGTAGCCAGTTTGACGTGAGGGTACCCGATAGCGACGCGATCGTCTGCCAGTAGGTCATCTTCGTCGTATATGCTTGATCCGGGACTGGCGCGAACCGAGCCCGCCCGGCAACGATCGACGCGAACTGGGGCACCCCCGTCGCGCCGTACTGTGCCTTCAACGCGCCAATTTGATCGGCACCTACGATTTCGATCGGGCCGAAGTAAGTGCTCCCGTCGTGGTACCATGACTCGAGCATATACAAGTCCGACGGTAGCTGCACAAGATCCGTCGAGACAGTAAAAGACCCACGGTTCGTAAGACGGCGCAGACGGCTGTCGTCCTTAGCACGTGCCTCAAACTGCTGAATGAAGTTCGGGATAACCGAAGTCAAGTCCGAACGGTTTAGCGTATCGGCAATGTGCGCCTTTAACGAATCGTAGTCAGTTACCAACGCCATCATCGCCCTCCAAAGAGGCTAAATACTCTTCCCGCACTTCTTGTGTCGTTTCCGGGTGATAGAACTTGTACTCAAACTGTCCGAGATGTCCGCACTCTTTCGAGAGGTCTTGGTCGCAGAAGATTCGCTCGCCAAGGTGGTCTTGGATCATCTTGAGACAGAAGTAAACATCTTCCCCGATCGTCTGCCCGAACTCTGTCTTTTCAAACCAGAACCACGGCGTGTAATCCGGGTCCGGAAGGCGAGAAAGAGGGGCGGCCTCCATCATGAACGCACCGAAGCCTAGAGCGTCGCACTCCTCGAGGCCGGTAGTAGCGTCCGTAGTCTGCAAACGCTCGCCGTCCGTAGGATCATCCCCCCGTGGAACGCGCTTAATCCCCACGAAGCCCGGAGGCATGACACGGGTCGAGTAGTTGATCCCGACAAAAGGCACCTGCCGCTGGAGCAGGCGGATTGCCGTGTCCTTCGGGAAACGCATATCGGAATCGAGCCACAAGATGTGTGTGGCCCCCTGCTCCAGCGCGTCCTGTAGGATCTCGGTCCGCGCCTTGTGGATATATGTCGCGATGGACATATGGATCCCGATGGAACAATTCTCCGGCATCACAGCCGTAGTGAACGCTACCATCTGGGCGAGGTCATATGCGAACAGCGTGTCAACCTTCCCCATGCACGGTACACAGATAGCGAGGTTGATCGGGGAACCTGGCTCTCTCATTTCGACATCCTCCCCGGACGAGTCCGGAATAGGAGGTTGTCCCGGTCGTCGAGCCACTTCCGCAGACGGGTTTCGTCGCTGGCGATACCTGAAGGGACGAGGTGGTTGTACCAGACCTCGACTGGGATCTCAGCCACTTGTGCCCATTCATTCCACCCAGCATTTTCATCGACCAACGCCATACGAGCCTTGTTTCGCTCGATGATGTCGGTCACATCTTGTTTCGACTCGAGAACGTAACCCTCCGCGCCTCGGTCGATGTGCATCGTCGTAGTCTTCTTCCGAATCGGATCCGACTGTAGTTTAATACTAGGCATGCTGTCCCTCGTGTGTGGAGTGAAACCGGGGGCAACCGCACGGGCCCCACACAAACCCTGCCCCCGGCTCACATATCATCGTATGGGTGCTTAGTCGAGCTTGGGTGGAGTGTTCACGATTCATGAACCGTGAACACCCCACCTAACCCGATCAAGTCGTGGTGAGATCGAAAGCGCCGCCGAGCGCCGCTTCCTGCTTCACACAAAGCGTAACTTCCTGAACCATCATACGCTTCTCAGCATCACCAGTCTTCGCCAGCTTGGTCTGCTGGAGCGGACGCAGATAGCGAAGCTCGACATACTCCCAGTCGATGAACCAAGCATCCCGCTCACGCTGGAAGCGGTTCGGAACGACCCGGAGCACCCCGAAGTCGGACACGTAGACGTCGATCGAAGCGATCGCGGCCATAGGCTTCGCGGCCACGTTCGAGAGATCGTAGTTCCGCGTCGCGATCCCAGAGAAGCTCGTCGAAACCCGCTGCTTGTTGACCGGGCCGACCATCAGCGTGCTGAAGTTCGCACCGTTCGTCCAACCGCTCTGGATGACGTCCTTAGCGATCGTCTCGGTGAACGCGCGGAGCGTTCCACCGTCCGTGCGCGCCGCACCCGGAACACCGGACGTGTACGTCGGGTCAGCACCGTCGGTGGTGTAGAAGTTGGTGTTGGACTTGAGCCAAGCGTTCATACCGGCGAGCGTACGAGCCGTACCCGCTGCACCGGCGTTTCCGCCCTGTGCGCGGAGAAGGACCGTCTCGAGGTCACGCTTGAGCTCCGAGCCACGCTTTGCGAGCTGATAGGCGAGCTCGCTGCGGCGACCAGCCTTGTCAACCTGCTCGAGCGTGTCGGACAGGACCAGCGTCTTCCGCATGATCTGCGTGTAGTTACCTACGCGGGTCGTCGCGGCAGGCGTGCTGAACGAAGCGTCGTCACCTTCAAGCTGCGCGTTCGTGCCGTCGGCAGCCGCGAGCGAGTCAGTCTGCCACTCTTCGAGCGTCTGTTTCGCGTTCGGGCCACGTCCGGCGCCCATGATGAAGGGGGTCTCCTCGGGGGAGATGTCGTAGATACGGTCATGCAGGGATTCCCGCAGGCCGTTCATGTCGTACCGCGTGGCGGTACCTGAAACGAGAGCCATCTTATGTTCCTTGAATGTTTAGGCTCTAGAGGTCTTCTGCCGCTAGAGCGAGTTCGATTGCACGGGCAGCGTCTGTTACCCTGCCCGAAGAAGCCGCACGTTGATCCGCGCTGCGTCGCACGTCACGGCGGGAGTTCTTTCGCGCTCCCGGACTTTTGGCCTTTCCAGCCGCCAGTCGCTTTGAGGACCGACGCTTTTTGTTCACGCCCTCCTCACCCGCTTTCTGTGCCTGCGTCAGGTCGTAGTGGTTTTTCAACATCAGAAGCAAACGAGCGTCGGACAGTCCGCTGATCTCCTCGTCGCTGAACTCATATTCGCTCATAGCGAAAGACTTCAACGCCGCAAGGTCAGAAACTGCCTTCGCCTCATCCGCCCACTCCGGCACCTTCGTTACCGCGAGTTCCCACTGCTGGTTAACGTACGCCTGTTGAGCTTCTAGGGCTTCCTGAGAAATTTCAGACTCTACCACGCCCCTTGCCTCACCAATCGCCGCGATGGAGGAATCAAACTCCTGCCATTCCGCTAACTGTGCAGCGAACTCTCCCGGATTGGACTTCCGAAGCTCTGCATCCGGCTTCGTAGGCCCGAGTTCACGCAGTGTTGCCTCGAGCCTCTCAAGGCCCTCGGCATACGCATCACGTCTCTCACGAGTCTCTGCCAGCATTCCTGCGTGCTCAGCCGCATCGCGCTGGCGCTTCCTCGTGTAGTCCTCAGTTCGGCTGTACCCGGCTCTGAGTTCGTCAAGGGTTACCTCTGCCTTCTCGCCACCCGGCAGGGTGACTTCGTAGAGGGCCTCTACTTCCTCGTCGTCGTTCTCTCCGTCTTCAGACTCGTCAGAGGGTTCGTCCTCATCGTCCTCAACCTCGAGGTCGTCCTCTTCTATTTCTTCGTCGTCAAAGTCCTCTACATCTTCGAGGTCTTCATCGTCGAAGCCGGCCCCATCGTCCTCGCTTTCAGGTTGTTCGGGGGAATCTTCCTCCGAGCCCAGCAATTCAAACAGGCCTTCCGCAGCCTCCGAGGGGCTGACTCCTTCGGCTAGAACGCCTCCGGGTAGTTCAGCCATGTCGGTGACTACATTAACTTCTGGTGCTTGTGTGGTATTCGCCATGATTGGCTCCATTGTAATTGAGAATGTACCTTCGGACTATGCCTACTCTGATAAATCGGTGTACGATTCATTCATTCGGCGTCTAGCTTCCCGAGCTACTGCTCCCTCGTCATCTATGGTCTTGAACGCATCTAGGACACGGTCAAGGACACGCTGCTCCGCGTGCAAACGCTCACGTATCTCCAAAGAGGCCGCGCTGGCCCACTCCTCGAAGATTCTCGCCCGGACCAACGAGACCCCGGCGCTGAAGGCATCCGAGCGCAAAATGCCTTCCATTTCTTCCCCTAAACGTGCTAACTCCGCGAGCTCTGGGTAATCGTCGTGTGTGGTATCCATATTTTTACTCAGACGGTGTTGACGGGGTTACGTTCAGTTTCTCCAATTCTACTTTGTATTTCAATTCCATCTCGGTTTCTTTGAGGGCAAACTCACGAACCATCTTCTCCCGCTCGCGTTCGTCCTTGAGCCGGATGTCCATCTCCCTGAGTCGGAACTCTTCCTGCTTCTGGATAACCTCCATCTGAACCTTCGTTTCCTCAACATCAACCACTCGTTGCGCCGGATCTTTCTCGGCATTTTTCGCCGCCTCCGCCTGCTGTTGGTCGTACTGCTGTTGATGCTGATCGGTCCACGGCCTCCAGAACTGATCGGTATCCTTGTACCCCATCAAGTCCGCGATCTTTCCGTATGTGGCCCGCAATTCCGAGAACGACACTAGCGGAGAGCCCATCTGCAGGTGATTCTCCTGCTTCTCCGCGAGTACGAAGAGATCCTGAAGTTTCGCCCCGGTAGAGCCGCCGCCGAGAGCGACATTGACCGAAACATCCATATCCGCGTCCCACGAGCGGGGATCCACGGTCACATACTTGCCCCGGAGTTTCACATACCTAGAACGACGCTGGTTCTCGATAAGGAGCTTGTAAATGCCCTTGAACAGCGCTTTGAACCCCGTCTCAGCGTAGACACGGGCCACCATGCGGATGCGCTGCTGGGACTTCGAGAGCGTGCTCTGTACCGCGTCCTTGTCGGTGCTCTGCAGGATGTTCGCGTTGAGCCCTTCCCGCGGTCCCGCACGCCCGGTACGGTCAGCGCGGATCTGGTCGTAATACTCGAGGACTGGCAAGGTGTCCCCGCCGACAAACTGGTGCCGGATCTCTCGCACCGCGCCGACATCACTCTTCACGCGGATCAGCCCGGAAATCTCCGGGGAGATCAAGTCCCGGATGTTCACTTCCCGCTGGGAAACGATCATCTGGTTCTCGATCGACTGCGCGAGGGAGTTTAGCTGCCCGCGCTGGATCTGGGACTTGACTTTTTGGACTTCCTTCAGGTAGTCAAAGTTTGAAAGCCCAACAACGGTATGCGGCTCCGGATCCGGGGTAAAGACAGCCATAGGGATCTCGTCCACGAGCTCCCCGAAACCGTCTCCGTTCAGAATGTGGTACGACGGGCCGACGCAGTGGAACATGCGGAGCTCACCAATACCGTCCCCGTCCGTATCCACGAGCGCATACGCTTCCGCGAACAGCACCGGGCGCTGCGACGCGTCCCGCGTCTCGTCGTTGTCCTCTGTCTGTTTCGAGCCGTAGAACTGCCGGGACCACTTGAGTGATTCAGTAGCCGTGTCCGAGAGAACACCCATGTGGTCCTCGATGTCTTCCATCAAGTAACCCATCGATAGGATCTCATCGACCGGCACTTCGCGGTGGTGGACGACAAGGGGCGCTTTGTCAAAGCTACGTGCCTCCGGGGTCCAATACACCTCTTCCGGTGGGACAGCTTCGACCTTGACCCGGCCCTCGTCGCGGTACTTGATCTCGCAGTCGTAGGTAGCGACCGGCATAGGGCCCTGTGGACCGACGATCTCGTCCTCCCTGACGTTGACGATCTCGTAATCCACACCTTCGCTCTGCAGGAAAAGAACCTCTTCCTCGGTCAAGCCTGTCATGGATGTGCCCTTGACACGCTCGCCCTCGACCCAGCCCCACTTCACATACCCAAGCCGCCGGACGCCGGCGTCTTTGAGGATGGAGTTGAGAATGAGAAAACCAGGGTTGTCTTCGTAGAAGATGTAGTTGACCATGTCTGTCGCCTGCTCCGCCTGCTCCCGTTGCATGGGATTGCGAGGCTTGAACTCAACGACAGAATCCGAACCCATGAAGATTTCAAGCAGGTCAGGGATCTGATCGAGCGTCGCGTCACGCACGTCGGTGCTGATGACTTTTGACCGACCCGTCTCGCCCTTCAGCTCGCCGGTGGCACGTCCGAAATAGTAATCGGTCGCCTCCGACATATCGGGTTCGATGTTCTCCTCGAAGTGCTGCTTCGCCTCTTCGATCGAGCGGGTAATGATACTCTGGACTTCGTCAGCGAAGCCCATATCTTCCCCGTCGTCTTCGACCCCCAAAACATCTTCCGGGGGGAGGAGGTCGATTACATCCATGATCTCGGCCATTACACTATCACCCTACCGCGTGAAATAGGTTTGTTCCATCCGAACGCGCCCCAACCATCGTCGGGCCCGTGAATCAATGTGGCGGGCTCACCCGCAAAGGTCAAAACGAAAGCGTCCGCGATATCTGGGCTCTTATAGCCCCTCTTCTTCAAGTCCCGCTTAGATTCCGCCAGAAACTTACCCCCGGAGGTCACGTCGTACTTGAGTGTCGTTAACTCCGACGCCAAACGCTCATGGACGCACGTCAAACGATCCCGGCACGTGCCGTCGCAGTTCGGGAGTACGTGGTCCCGGCTCTCGAGCCATTGACGGGCCTCGAACCACAATTCCGTTCGCAAATTGCGGTATGTCTGGCTAAATGACGACGTCTCCGAGACGTTAACACCCCGGACAGGTAGGCCGAGCTCCGTAAGGCGGTCAACAACCGCCGCGCCCATGCCGATAACGTCTACGAGGATCTCCTCCGGCCTGTTCCGATCTTCGGTATCCCGGTACAACGCCAGAATCCGGTTCGAAGTAGCCATCGTGTCGAGTTGGTCCCAGACTTTGATATCCGGTAGCACCGCGATGTTGTTCCGGCGGACTACAACCGTCTGGTCGTCCCCAAACCGCGCTACATCTACACCCCAGACTTCGGAAAGGTTCTTCGGAACGAAGATATCACGATTCTTCGCGGACTGCACGACCTCGAACGGAATAAGTGCGTCCAAGTCGGAACGGGGGAACTGCCCCAGGGCACGAACCCTGAACGTGTTCGAGTCCTCCCCGTACCGGCGCCTCATTTCGTCTACAAAGGCATCAGTGACCCGTGTAGAGTCCTTGTGGGAAATCGAAATCGTGAACCAGTTGTCCGCGTCCTTGTGGTGCGTATCGAAGAAGAACCCGGACGTCCGAGTCGGGTTCGACAGGAGCATCGTCTGGCAGTTCTCACCGGACATGGACCCACCGGCGGACTCGAAGA